ACATTCTTTACATCAATGGTAACATTCTTAACACCTGTTATGATTGCAGCGGCAGGATTACTCATGTCAGCGGCACCTTGGATTCTATTAGGTCTTGCAGTAGTAGGAATAGTCTTAGCAGGTATGAAACTATATGAAGAGTCTGAAGGATTTAAAGCAGCGATTGATACAGTCATAGGGTATTTTATGGATATCAAAGACTCAATCTTTAGAATCTTTGGTGGATTCTTTGACTTCTGGAAAGGTCTATTCACAGGAGACTTCGACTTAATGTTCTCTGGTCTTAAAGATGCATTTGGTGGAATATGGGATTTAATCTCGGCACCATTCAAAGCAATCGGTGATTTCTTTAAGAATGTATTTGGTATTGATATCATGGCAAAACTAAAACAAATGGCAAAAGCAATATTGCCAGGTGTAGTTTACAGAGCATTATTCGATGATGATGTACCTGAAATGAATGAGAAAATGAAAGAGAAAGGATTAGATGCTGCTGAAGAGTCTGGTCTATATGAGAAGAAGGGAATTGGTAGAGCATCAGTTGTTAATCCTGATATGATTATCACTGCACCTAATAATCAGTTGAACGCAATTCTTGCTGATGATGATATTGGTGATGAAACTAAAGAGTTAATTATAAAAGAACTAGAGGCAAGAAAATCAATTATTGCAAGTTATAATGAGGCAAAAACTGCCTTAGATGCTGGTCAAACCAATCTAGCAGATGGTTCTGATGCAGAGACAATTATGGAATTTGCAGAAGAAGACATGGCATTGAGACGAGGTGCTCAAATCGATACTGCAACACAAGAGGCAAGACCAGATATTAATGCCGCGGCAAATGCAGTTGCTTCAGTTGTCCAACAGAATAATAATAACTCACAATCAACAACCAATGTGATGAACACTAAAGATTCTGCAAGGGATGAGAACGATAGATATTATGACGATATTATGGTTGGTGTCTAAACTTAGACTTTCTTGGAATAACTTTTGTTTTATCTTTGTGCATCTGAGTAGATGCGTGTGAAGGAGTTTCTTTACGAGACTTCAACTCTGGTTTTGGTTTACCAAAGATTTTCTCCCAATTATCAGCATAGAGTTCTTCATTTGAGTTCCTTCTTTTAGAACCTTTTCCCCCATGCCAGTTGCTCATTATCTCGGTCTATAACCTTTAGTGGACGCTCTCTTTGCATCAAGTTTCTTTCTTCTTTTGATGTCTTGATTCTTTTGATTCTTGGTGGTATTAGGTTTCTCGTAATACTGTCTATCACGAACCTCTTGAACTATACCTGCCCTCTCACATTGTTTCTTAAATCTCCTAAGCATTCTATCGAAAGGTTCCTCTTGTCGATTCTTAGGGTTGATTTTTGGTCTCACTTCTGGCATAATTCTCCTGTTTAAAATAAATGTATAGTCGCCCCACGCTTTACAGCATCCCGCTCTATACCGATTATTCCGCTATTAGCTAATAATCTTTCCCTTACTTGGTGCCCCCATTTTTGTCCACGGTCCAAGTCTGCCCTTGTTCTTGCATCACTTATACATAATATAAACACAAGGGCACCCAACTCAAAAACTAGCTATCTTCGGCCAGTTTTTTGAAGTAATCCATCGCGTCGTCACCATTGCTTGACTGTTCAGACGATGATTCTGCTGATGCGATTACAGGTTCACTAGCAACACTTTCAGTGTTCACATTTGACCATGGCACTTCTTCCTGGTCTTCTGCAATACTTTCTGCTGTGCTACCTGATATTGCACCTGATAGACCTAATACTCTATCAAGTTTCTCTTTGAGTTCGTCATAAGACTTAAACTCATCTGGAGAGATTACTTCACTTAGAGAATGAACTTGACTAAATGTAGAGTTAATCATTGCTTCATCACCTAATGGAGATGTAGAATCAAACTCTGATTTGTCATAGTTCCAGTAACCATCAACTTTTCTAATTTTGATTTTGAAGTTTGCACCTTCAGTCATATCAAATGGGTTGATTGCACTTTCATCCTCAAATGCTGGAGAGATTGCCTCTTTGAGTTGTTCAAAGATTTTCTTTCCAAATCTGTATTTGAAAACTCTTCCTTCATTGTCTGGATTCTTAGGGTCTGAAACAACATAAACATTTGAGACATAGTGAAGTCTACGCTTCTGCTTTCTCGCTTGTTCTTTGTTTGCTTCGATACCTGAATTCCACAATGTAGTATTGTATTCAGACACAGGGTCTTTTTTATTAAGAGTCGTTAAAGACTTCTCAATATACCACCCACCAGGTCCTTGAAAACCATGGTCCCAATATGAAACCCACGGCATTTCTTCTCCTTGTGGTGTTGGTAAAAAACGAACTACTGCATAACCGTTACCTGATTTATCAAGTTCTGGTTTCCACATAGTATCGTCATTGTAGGATTTTTTCTCACCTTGTGCGGGTGAAGCAGTTTCCATCGCTGCTCTTAGCTTATCTAATGATGCTGACATTGTATTCTCCTATTGTATTCGTATAACATTGTATTTGCATTTTATTAATCAGTACAAACCTATGCACTGACTAGTCCATTATAAGACTTACATAGTGTCCTGTCAACCAGGTTTTCTGTAAATCTTATAAAGTCCTGGGTATATTTATACCCAAAATCGGTATTACTCACACAAATCTATTAATTTTGATTTGTATTTCACTCGGTTGAATTCCACGAATGATTTGTATTTGTTTATTTTGACATGAATTCCAGGATAAATGATTCTCTCTGATATCAATCTATCCCAATCTTTAGTAAATTCTATAATCTCATCCATAATACAGATTGTTTCTAAAGATACTTTCTTTGCCATAAACTCTTTTAAAAGAATAGGGTGTTGTCCGTTCTTCACTTCTAACACCTTTTGTATATTCTTCTTTCGAAGTAAATCACTTACTTCTGTTTCGAATAGATAAGTCAACTTTTGGTTATTCTTCTTCCATTCTTTGTAAACTTTAGCACACTCATCACTCAATAAATCTCCTGCCCACAAATCCTTTTGAGAAAGGTTTGCAATATAGAAATCCTGTAGTTCGTGTTTATATGTTCTAAACAGTTTACCAAAATGATACTTATCCTTTCGTTTAAGAAAGGACTTTATATCTGCTTTGACTTTGCCATTATACTTAACAAAGTCATACTCGTTAGAATAGAAGTGTAGTTTTATACCGAGGTATAAAGTGTATGCATCATATCCTTCACGACTGGTCATTAAGTAATGATTTTCTTTTCTGCTGGTGTTTGAATTAAAGGTTCACCTTTAACTGCAGTTGTATATGCTTCTTCAACACCTTCATTAACTTCAGATACAAAGACATAAGTTTGCAAGACCATTGATTCAGGATTTTCTTTTCCTGTAACCGCAACTCCTTTTGCAAATCCCATATTACCATTTTCTGCTCTAACAATCATCTTTGGATTCTTTAGAGTTAATGGTTCAGATTTTACAAGTTCACCTACATATTCTCCACTAAAAGTCACCACTGTGACTATATCACCTTTTTTCATAATTTTTCCTTATTTTTTTGTGTCAAAGAAACCTGATAGGGTTGCTTGACTATTTGTTCCACGATTTACCATGTTTAAACCTGTTGCCTCTGCTTCTAACTTCTCCTTTAAAGGTGGAGATAAAAGTCTTTTGGCACTTTCAGGTTCTAACATGTTTTGTTCACATACTTTCAGTATAGCAGACATTACATCTGACTTGCCATAACGGCATAGTTTCTCTACCTTTTCTGTAAATTCTTTTTTAGATATCATGCTATTGGTGCTCCTTCGTGTTCTATTTCGAAGTTCTCAATCCAATCCATCATAACTCTATAGTAGGCATAGTATGTCTCACTATGACTATCTGTACCACCATATCCGGCACCACCTTCTGAATAAGGTGTTTCTAAGTAATCAATAAGTGCATGACACTCATCTAAGTGGACTTCTGTAAGTTCGTCTTCACTTCCTATTTCCAGATACTCCATCATATGTTCGTATGCACTGTCGTATGCTTGTTGATGAATCCAATCATCTGATTTGTAAATTATTTTACTCCAGTTCCAATCCTGTTTTAGAGTAAACTTATCTTCTTCATAAAAATTTGCCATTAAGATATCTCCCTTGTTGATTCTTCGACCACAATCGGTCCATAAAATAGATATTCACAATCTGCGGAATCAAATCCGTTATCAAAGAAATATCCTGTTCCCTCTTCTTCGATACTTTCGACAAGAGATTCTTTCTCCTCATCTGTACCTTCGAATTCTAATAACTCAACATCGAATGAACAACCATCCCAACATTCTTGGAATTCATTCTCTTCGAATACTTGTGGTTCAAACCAATCAGTATCTTCCTGATTCATAGCATCTGTTAACCATTCGACCTCTTCTTCGTCTTTTGGTTTAATTAACCACTCACCATTTCTCCACATAGTTTCTGTTTTGATTCTGGTACCTGATTCATCAGTCCAATATTCTAACTCATAGACACTCTTCTTATTTGCACAAGATACTTCATATGTCTTTCCAATTTCAATATTCATATTATACTCCATAAACATTTTTATATTGTTTTCTTAACTGAACCAAATCATCAATGTAGTCTAAAGGATTACATGTAAACAATTGAAATGCATTAAGTCCTTCTACTGCAACTAGAGCAACACATTCTTGTACTGCTTGTCCTGTTAACTCTTCTACCATAAGTGCATATGCAGTCATTTGAATAAACCATGGTTTTGCCATATACTCTTCTTTATACTTACTACTTGTTTTGAAATCTATAATACATAATTGTTCATCGAAGATACCAACACAATCAACACGACCTGCCATTTCCAGATTTGGTGAGAACAAAGGTGCCTCTAAAGCAAGAGGTATAATTTCATCTAAAACAGGTTGCATTGCATTAAACATGCCTCGTTGTAAATCATTCTCTATAATAATATCTTTCTCAGCACGAAGATAGTCTTCTACTAATTGGTGGAAGTTTGTTCCTCGTTTTGTTGCTGATGCTGTAATCTTGTTTGCAGTCTCTTCACCAACTCGTTTTCTCCAGAGTTTAATATGTTCTCTATTTAAGAGACCTGTTACCGTGGTAACTGAAGGATACTTTGCTTCCATACCCTCGAACTGATACATTCTTTTACCGTCTTCACTTACGGTCTTTGCTTGTAGATTTTCTAAATCTGTTATTTCTATAAAATTTTGCATTTGTTTATACATTATACACCTATTTCTTTGTTTTGGATAGTCTGTTTTTGGTTTGCATGTCAACATGTTTATTGACTATCTCTCTGGTCTTAATGTCTTTTGCAGTTTGAACACCAGAAATTTTATCTGCCATGGGAGAAAGTTTATGACCAGATGCAATCTTATTCAGAACATCTTTAAATCCTTGGTCTGTCTTAACTCTATCTCCATGCCCACCGACAATATTTGGTGTTCCTAAGATTACTTGTTTGAGGTGTGGATTGTCTTCTTTGAATTGGTCTAACTTAGTATAAGACATGTTGTGTTCTTCCACTTCACCAGTTTCATTATTTAAAAAATCATATAGGGGCATAATTAACTCATCATAAATTGTGGAATATCTCGTTGAGTCCACTTTGCGAAATCTTTTTTGTATTCGCGGTAGTATTTATGATATGCCTCAATAGAGTTTCCTGGAACTTTGACATCTTCAGGCATACATTGAGGTGGTTCTGACCAAGTACCCAATGTGATATTATCAGGTAAACAATTAAGAATGTTTCTAAGTTTAGTATCAGTTAGGTGTTCTCTCTCATATCTGTATGTGTATTCATCACACAATGCAGTAAACATATCGAATGCATATTGATATTGAATTGCATTCTCACGCACCCACCTGGTAGAAGGATGATTGATATGTGATGCCTTGTATAAGATATCTTCTCTATCGTAATCTAATCTCCACCTTTGAATTCTACGACCACTAGATGCATCAGTGTATTGTTCACCGTCTAACATTCTATGTGCGGTGGATAACATTTGTGCATACTCGATAATCATCTTAACTACATGTTTATCACAATGTAGTTTTGCACTGACTTCGGGTTCTTCGTGTAAGTAAAATAAGTTCATAGTTCCTTAATCTCTTGTAGAATAGATTCTACATTATTCCATGCAAGGTGTCCAACGACATCTTGTGTTATAGGAGTATGGTATGTTATTGCACCTGATTTGTCAACCGTAAAATCTAAGACTGCAAGTTCCCATAATCCATTTTTACCACCATAACTGAAATCGTGTTTCACTACAGAGGCACCATAATCATTGTTGAACTTATAACGATGTTGAACACCATTATTAATATAGTCCGTGTTTAAGAGAAACTCTCTATGTTGTTCAATTGGTTTATCATACATTATACTAACTCCTTAATAATACTAACTAATACATTACCGTATTGTGCAAACCAACCCTTTTCTTCAGTTAAA